CGGTGCGCACCGTTGCACTGAAGACAAGCGAGCTCTCGTCGCGGATCTCGTCGAACTCGACGAACATGCCATTGACGAGGCCAATGTCATTGCGGTTCTTGAGACAAATGATCTTCTCGCCCTTCCCTGATGGGTAGGCATTTTCGAACCCAGCGGCGCGCTTCATTGCGATGTTGAGATTGATGCGCGTGGCGTTCTTGCCGCAGATCACTTGGCCACCGCGCAACATCTGGTCCGGTGTCACCGCATTGCGCGGCATCTTCCAGACGTGATCGTCATGGCGGCCGTGGGGAATCGGAATGCCCTGGCGCGCCATGGTGGCGAGGCGGATGATGGCGCTCTCGCCGGCCTGGCGATGGATTTCGGTGAGCATCACGTCAGGTTCGGCTTGGGTAAATGCGCCTTCACCCTTGATCGGCGGTAGTTGGCCAGGATCTCCGAGCACCAGGATCGGCTTGCCGAAGGCAATGAGGTCGCGCGCCATGTCGGGCCCGACCATCGAGACTTCATCAAGCACGATCAGACTGGCGTCTCGCACAATCGACTGCTCGTTGAGAACGAAGCGCGGCTTATGAATATCATCGAGCCGCAATTCCAGGCTGCGAAGGCGAGCTTCCTCGAGGAAACGCTCGGCTGGGCCGAGCAAGTTCAACTTCTCTCTGATGGTCGCGATGTCGCGTTTGACCTTTTCGATCTCCTCTTGGGTCGCTTCCGAAACCCGGTAGATCAGTGAGTGAATGGTCGACGCGGGCGTGCCCTTGCGGGTCATTACCAGTGCCGCTTTGCCGGTGAACGCCGCATAGAGCACACCATCGGTGCCGTCTTTGAGGCCCAGTTCGGCGATGGCATGCTTGGTGATTGTCGTTTTCCCGCTCCCTGCATAGCCGAAGACGCGGAAAACTTGCTGCTCTTTGGTGCGGCCCGTGAACCATTCCTTGATGTCGCTGATCGCTTTGGCCTGCAGCGCAGACGGGGTGAAGGTCATGGCCGCGCCTCCCAGCAGCGCTTGGCGTATTCGCAACTCTGACAAAGATAAAAATCGGCATTTGCGGCGACGCGCGGCGGCAATTCGCCGGCATCAACAGCACGGAGGATGTCGACCGCCTTGTCGGAGAGCAATTGCGCCTCGGCGGGATCAAACAACACAATCTCGTGGAAGAGCTGCTGGCTGTCCTTGTTCAAGACCGTGAACAAAGTCTGCTGGACGTCCATGTAGCCCATGTAGAACTGCACTTGCGCGAAGTAGATCGGCTTCGATGCCCGGAGTCCGCGCTTCACCAAGTCGGTCCAGGACCTGGCATTGAGCGCCTTGTGCTCCCACAGAGCCGGCCAGCGCATGCCGATATCAGGGCCATCAATGATGACGCCATCGATGTGACCGCGCAGCCGCCCGCCCGCCACGCTAAAGCCGAACTGGCTGCCGTCACGCTTGCGGGTGCGAAGATCGAAGCCGGCATCGCGCAGCCACTCGATCGTCAGCTCTTCGAAACGGTGGCCGGCTTCGAATACCCGCAGAATCGCGCCGTCGAAATCACTGCCGGCGTCCTTCCGGGTGTGATTGAACTCATAAGCGAGCTTCCGCAAGCAAGGTTCGCCGATGCGGCTTGCACCGAGATAATCGCGCGGCGGCTGTGCGCGGTTAGCGCGAACAAGAGCCGCGTCGATCAGGGCGTTGATGGAGGCGCCAACCGTCGCAGCGGGTCCACCGCCATAGATGAAGCCTGAACCGTGATTGAAGTCGACCAGAGTCATGGCGAAACTCAGAACGGAATTTCGATGTCGTCATTGAGCGCGAGGCGTCCCAGCGCCTCCTGAAATCCGTCGACGCAAGCTTCGATGATGCGATCGATATCGTCCGCCGATCGGTCGTGAAAAGGCGGCATCAAACCGAGTTCAGTCAGAACCTCTGCAAGGCTGAGCCGCGCCATCTTAATTGCCCGAGCCTCCATCTCTGTCTTATCGATCATTCCGTTGTTCCTGTTGGCAATGACCGCGCCTGCATCGAGGCAGCGCTTGGAGCAGAATGCGTAGGTCGGAAAGCGATCCGGCTTGAGCTCGTGGGTGTAGAAGAAGCCACGGGATGCTCGTGCACAAATCGCGCAGGGCCTTACAACAGGAGCAACATCGAGAGCTTCTGCGACTCGGGGTCGTCGGGTTGCTCTGCTATCCGCCGCGAGGCCAGCACAATCCATCGGCTGATCGCCGCCTCCGCGATGCACTCGAGCTGCGAGAAGCTTAGGCTGCCGATCGGCGGATCGAGACGCACCGATCCTTCGAGCCATTCGCCAACGGCCCTTGCGCATTCCGCCCTCACGTCGTTGGCCCATTTGTCATTCGGGCTTCGCTCCCGCGGTTTTGCTTTGGCGCCCATGCCTTACCCATTCAGCCAAGCAGGGCCCGTCGGTTGCGCCGACGCACTCGGCTTGGCAGCGGGCGAAGCCGATTGATTCCACGCCGGCCGTTGCGCTTGCGGCTTGGCGGCGTTCTGCGCGGGCGCTGCGGGCTTCTGAGCGCGATGTGACGGAGAAGGTTGGATCACCTCGCCGCGCATGATCGCCTGCCATTCCTTCTCGTTCGGCAGCACCACGCGATCGAGCTTGTTCTTGTCTTTGTATTGCGCGCTCTGCTCCACCGCGATCTTGGCGACGAACGTGATGCCATTCAGATCAGCCAACCCGCGCAGCACGCGCTTTGCCTTGGCGGCATCGCTCATGTCGTCGGGCATCAGCCCGAGCGCGCTATCGATCATGGCGCGGAAAGTGCTTTTCGAGATCTTCCAGCCGATCGAAACGCCATACTCGTCGACCTTGCCGCCCTGCACCGTGAACAACTGCCAGAACTTACGCTTGGCATGCGGGCCTTCGGTCACGGTGAATTCGCAATCGAGCATGAGCACGTCGCTGGTCGTGTCTTTTGGTGCTTTCAGGAGGCATTGGTCGATCTCGCTCTGCCCGTCGACGCCACCGGGTCGGATTGCCATTGACACCTTCGCGAACGTTCCGTCGGGAATGATCTCGCCGCTCATCTGCGGTTCGGCGTCGTTCATGTCGTAGGTCATCGTGTGCGTCCTTTCATGGTGTTGATCTTGTTGAGCAGAGCCCCGAGATCCGGCGGCTCGATCACATCGAGTCGACCGCTGCGGTCCTTAGCGGGAAGCCCGAAGGGATTGCCGGCCTGGCAGACGAGCCGCCGTAGTTCGCCGCGCTCAGGATCGTGACGAAGGTTATCGCCATCGGCCGTGAACAGGCTCATGGAGACCACCTCGTCGACAATGCCGGGCAACTCGCGCGCCGCCTTGCCACCTTCCATCTGCGGCTGCCAGGTCACGCGATTGAAATCGTCCGTAACCTTTTCCAGGATGCCGACGAAAATCACCGTTTTGCCTGGCGCGTGCTGCAAGTGCTTGAGGAGTCCGATCACCTCACGGGCAAGCAGGCCGTAGGCACCGCGGGTGTCGGGCTTGCCGGTCTTCTCGCTGAAGGCTTCGGGTCGCGTTTTTGCCCAGGCGAAAGTCTGGCGCGTAAGGTCGGTGATCGAATCGACGAAGATGATGCGCTTGGACGCAATCATCCGCACAAGGTCGGGGTAGCTTTCGGCGACATGGCGATAGTGGCTTTCACAAAAGACGGTGTTTTCGTCAGCTGCCGGATTGACCCCGCCGATCAGGCAGGCCACGTCGATTGCATCTGCGAAGGTCCGCACTGGAATGCTGTCGCCAGGCCAGTCCTGCACCGACTTCATTCCGGCCTCGAGATCGATACAGAGCGTTTCGGCAGGCGGCAATGTTTTGAGCAGTGAGGTCTTGCCACACCCGGACGGGCCAAAGATCACCATCGTGGTCTTTGCATTCACAGACGCAAGGCGCTCGTCAGCGCTGATGATCTTGAGCGCCATTACAAGTCTCCGTTGATTACAGAAGATTGGCTGTGACGGCGAGGATCTCTCAGTAGAATTGAGGCGCCTCGCTCAATCAGGTCGTTCGGGTGTTCGAGAAATTCGATATCGGCGTCTTCGAATGCCACGCCGAGATTGAGCTCAATGTCAATGACGAGTGCCAGGCGCTCGAAAGGATCAAGCCGCCAGAGTCGGTCATCGAGTCGTGGGAGTTTTCCGAATCGCTCAAAGAAGGCGAGAAGCACGGCATTCGTCGCGATTGCATGCGCGTCGCGATGCCGGGCTACGCGGCGTGGCGTGCTCATCGGCCGGCTCCCGCACGCGTCGTTCTTCCGGAAGCCGTGCGCTCCCGCGAAATGAGCCACTCCCGAAAAGCATCGGCACGATAAAGGACCTGGCGTCCAATACGAACGCACGGCGGGCCGATCCGGCGCGTTTCCCAGCGTTGAAGCGTGTCGACCGTCACGCCGACTTCTGAGGCAACCCGAACGCGCGTTAGCCAGCCGTCGAGAAGCGCAGGAGTGCTGGCCAGATTCGTGTGATTGCTTGGCTCGTCCATTGCTCGTTCCATGCGAAGCGCATCGATTGCGCTGCGCCGATATGAGCACCGGACTGGACAGAGGGGGAGGCGGAAACCCGGCGGAAACCGGCAGAACCCCCCGGCGGAATTCAGAAGAGCCCGTGAATCAGGCTGTTAAGCTGCGTGAGCGAGAAAAGGATCGCCAAAAATCGCTGGCGACTGGCAGAATACCGGCGGAACTGATAATAACATGGGCGAATGGCTTGGCTGCCCTGCGCTACAAGCGACTTCAGCCGAAAATTCGGTCTTATTGAGCACGTCGACCGCAAGCAGCTGCGCACCACAGGCCGGCAAGGCGGCCGAATTGTTCGGCTTGAGCAAGGCCGAGCAGGCATTTCTCAATGAGGTACCGCACCGCGCCACGCGGCTATTCGTCAGACTGACCGCGCCAGCGGCATCGCGATCTCAAGAACGGCAAATCAACTCCGCAGC